CTTATAGGTCTCAATCAATATTTTTTGATAAAAAAGATAAATCAAAATTAGAAAAACTTTTAAAAAAGAATAAAGGAAAATTTCCATTCAATCCATCAGGTGAATCAGTTGTAAATTGGTCATTGAATGATAAAGGTAGTAAAGGACTTGAATGGAGTGGTATTCCAAAAGCAAAATATAATAAAGCAGTAGAATTTTTTATGAAAAACAAACTAAATCCAAGAGGTTAATATGACATATAAGAAGAACTTTAGGAAGAAAAGACCTAAAGATACAGCAGTAGGGTTATCAGTAACAGTTCACAATAACAATGTAGAAGGGGCTTTAAAAGGCCTTAAAAGAAAAGTAAAAAATTCTAATTTAATGCAAGATTTGAGAGCAAGAGAACACTTTATTAAACCATCGGTTATCAAAAGAGAAAAAATAAATTTAGCAAAATTAAGAAACAAATACGCTGTACAAAAAGAAAAAGAAAATGATAAATAATTAATAGTTTTTAATAAAAACTTTATATTTATATACATAAGAATCTAATACACCGTCTACCCTTTTACGGTGTCTAAATATAACTTAACACATATTAAGTTTCCTAATAAACTTATTCCAAAAAATACATTGAGGAGAAATATCATGGGAGATATTTTAAAAGAAGCTATAGCAGACGCTAAAGCAGTTCGTGAAACTGCATTAGAAAACGCTAAAATGGCTTTAGAAGAAGCATTCACACCTCAAATCAAATCTATGTTGTCTGCAAAATTAAAAGAAGACGAAACGGATGATGACGAAGTTGAAGAATTTGGTCATGATGATGAAGAAGGTGATGCTGAAGAAGGTTATCACGAAGATGATGAACCAGGTGATGAAGTAGAAGTTCCTGCTGAAGATGCGCATGTTGATGATGCCGAAGAAGGTGAACACGAAGAAGGTGCTCACGATGATGAAGCTGAAGAAGGTGCTCACGAAGGTGAAGATGATGAAGAAGTTGAAGAATCTAATTTAGATTTAGAAGCTATCATCAAAGAACTTGAAGCTGAATTAACAGAAGACGAAGACGAAGACGAAGAAGTTGAAGAGTCTACTGACGCTGTTGATGAATCTGATGAACCTGTTGAAGAAGAGTATGAAATAGATGAAGCTGCTCTTACTGAAGAAGATGACGAGGACGACAAAGACGAAGTCGATGAAGAACTTGACAAATCATCTGATATTGGTAAAAGTGACAATAACAGAGGAAGTACCGATGCATCATCAGCAATAGGTGGTGGTAAAAAAGGTATGACTGAAATTCAAGCTGAATTGAAAGAATACAAAGAAGCAGTTCATTTCTTGAAAGATAAACTTCACGAAGTTAACATTCTGAATGCTAAATTATTATTTACTAATAAGTTGTTTAAATCTTATTCATTAGATAATAATCAGAAACTTAAAGTTGTTGAAACATTTGACAGAGCACAAACTACAAGAGAGATTAAACTTGTTTATTCTACACTTGCAGAACAATTTTCTGACAATAATTCAATCGTAACAAAAAAATCAATAAGTGAATCGGCTAGTGCTCCTGTTCAGTCAACTAAACCATCTAAAGAATCACGAAAAGTGATTTCAGAAGAAGTTGAAGTTGCTAACAGGTTTAAGAAACTTGCTGGATTACTTTAATAATATAGGAGATAATAATCATGAGTGATTATGTAAATGACGCCTTATTAGGCGCAAGTCCTTATAAAAAACAAGCTGATGAAGCAAAAGCTCTTGTCTCAAAATGGGATAAGACTGGTTTATTAGATGGTTTGAATGAGGATTTTCAAAAAAGTGGAATGGCTACAATGCTTGAAAACCAAGCAAAACAGTTAATTTCAGAAAATAGTGCAACTGGTGGAGGTGCTGGTTCAGGCGCTGGTGGTACTCAAAATTCAGAAGAATGGTCTGGTGTGGCTCTTCCATTGGTTCGTAGAATCTTTGGTGAGATTGCAGCTCAAGACTTTGTATCTGTACAACCAATGAACTTACCATCTGGTCTAGTGTTTTACTTAGACTTTAAATATGGTACATCAACATCAACTGCTACTAACGGGTATCAACCTGAAGGTTATGGAACAACAACAAGAGGTATTAATGTTCCTGGTGGTGGTGTAGAATCTATCGGTGGTAAAACAGGTGAAAATTCACCAATCGGTTCAACTGCTCCATTCGGTGTAGGTGGTCTTTATGGTGAAGGTCGTTATGACTACTCAGTTAATTCAACTGTAGTAGATGTAATACACGACACTGGTGCTGCCGGTGGTGATGGTACTTTATCAACTGGTGGTTTCGTAACTGGTTCAGTTAACTTTAAAGACATTAACTTTAATCAAGAATTTTCTGCATCTTTAGCTGCAGGTGAGTTGAGAAAAGTAAGTGTTTTAGGTGCTGATTTAAGTGGTTTAGATGAAAAAGCTGTTCGTTCATTTAATCTTATCGCTGATGACAGTGTTGCAGCTGATAATACTGATATTGTAGGTATTCTACCACAATTCACATCATATGATGGAACAACTCTTACATTCATCGTAACTGGTTCAACAGCTGTTGGCTCAGATGCGTTTGGTATAGGTGCTAACGCAGCTGGTAACTTTGCTACTGGTTCTGTTATTTACTCTAAACAACCAACTGAAGAAGATAGAGGTGACTTTGAAGATACAGTAGGTAAATCTGATGATGGTGTTGATTTAGCAATACCTGAAGTTGATTTACAACTTAAATCTCAAGCTATCGTTGCGAAAACAAGAAAACTAAAAGCTGTATGGTCTCCTGAGTTAGCTCAAGACTTGAATGCTTATCATTCTGTTGACGCTGAAGCTGAATTAACTTCAATGTTAAGTGAGTACATTTCAATGGAAATTGATTTAGAAATCTTAGATATGTTAATCTCAGATGCTGTAACAGTTGATTTCTGGTCTGCTACACCTGGTGAGGACTATGATGGTTCTGGTACTGGTGAAGAGAACTGGGGTATTACAACATTCTACGGAACAAGATATGAATGGTATCAAACTCTATTGGGTAAAATCCAAAAGGTTTCTAACGAAATCCAAAGATTAACTCTTAGAGGTGGTGCTAACTTCGTAGTTGTTTCACCGACTGTTGCTACTATCTTGGAATCAATTCCTGGATATTCAGTAAGTACAGATGGAAATAAATCTCAGTTCGCAGCTGGTGTTCAAGTTGCAGGAAGTCTACAAAATAGATTTACTGTTTATAAGAACCCATATATGACTGAAAATACTGTATTAGTTGGTTTCAGAGGAAGTAATTTCTTAGAAACTGGTGCGGTATATTCTCCATATGTTCCACTAATTATGACTCCATTAGTATATGATCCAGAAGACTTCACTCCAAGAAAAGGTGTGATGACTCGATATGCTAAGAAGATGATTAGACCTGAGTTCTATGGTAAAATCCATTGTAAAGACTTAAACTTAGTATAAGTTAACTCTTTATAAACTTAGATAGGAAAACCCCCTTTTATTAGGGGGTTTTTCTTTTATATTTGATATTTATATATGAATTATAAAATGTAATTTACTAGCTTGAGTAGTCACTAAACAAAGTTAGTATAAAAAAATTAAACAATCCTGAGAGTAGTGACTCAACATTAGGAGAAAATAAATGGCAAAAAGAATAGGTAAATATAAAATAGATAAGAGAGATAGTGCACTTTCTTTAGCTGATGGTGGTAGTGTTGGTGGTAATATTGTATTATCAGGTGGTAAAACACTAAGTGGTGTTAAAAATGAAGTTGTTGGTAGTGCTAGTGGAGCTAGTGTAACACTAACAGCGGCTCAGTCAGGCGCTACAGTATTTGTTGGTGGTGGTGCTAGAGTAATAACATTACCAGTTGTAGAAGCAGGACTTAATTTCAAATTAGTATTCGCTACAGCACACGCACATGTTATATCATCTTCAGCTGGAACTTCATTATTGAATTACACTGGTATTGATAATACTAATGGTACAACAATAGCCAGAACAAGTTTTGATAGTAAAGTCGCTATTACTATTGCAAACTGTGTTCTTGGAGAACAACTTGAATGTGTTACTGATGGTACTGAGTGGTATATTAAAGGTGATTTAAACGATACACCGACAGCTACAGGATAATTAATAGTATTTTATATTATTAAACAACTTAAAAGGGTGGGAATTATCTCACCCTTTTTTGTTTTCTTTGATATTTATATATGAAGAATAATACCCAATTTTGGAGAATAGTAAATGTCAAAATTTAATTTTATATATGAAGAACCAACTGTAGCATTACAAGTTACTGGTTCTACACCACACGGAATTTATGATGCAGATTCTGAATTTCAATCTGATAGTTTAACCACTTGTAAATATGTTGCAAGTAAACTTGGACATCCAGTTATGCAATTGGAGTTTAATAGTGGTTCAATATACGCTTGTTTAGAAGAAGCTGTTTCAGAATACTCACAACAAATCAATCATTACAATACAAAGAATTGGATGTGGGAACATTATGGTAATACCTCAACCACTACTGGAATGAGTTCAACAGGTTCTCATCAAGCTGAAACTCCTGTAGGTGGAATGTCTTTATTCACCTTAGCAGAACAATATGGACAAGCTGTAAATGTTGGTGGAAATACTACTATGTTTACTGGTTCTATAACTTTATCATCATCAAAACAAGTTTATGATTTAACAAGTGAAGCAACTTTAGAGTCAAGTGTTACAACTGGAAATCCAATGGTGGTTCAACGAGTATTCAACGAAGGTCCCGCTGCTATATCTAAATTCTATGACCCATTCGCTGGAGCATATGATAATATTGAATTATTAGATTCATTTGGTATGGGTAGTGTATCACCTGCAGTTTCTTATATATTAAGACCAATATCATATGATTTATCAAGAGCTAATGCAATCGAAACAAATGATAAAGTAAGAAAATCAGCATATTCATTTGAATTAGTAAATAATAAAATAAGAATATTCCCCCTACCAAAAGACAGTGACGATGGTGGTAAAATATATTTTCATTATTATAAACGAAATGATATGACAGATGTTACTCATACTAAAACAAGTGGAAAAGTATCAGACCCATCCAACATACCATATAAATTCATTACATATACTGAAATAAATTCAATGGGTAGAAATTGGATTAGAAAATATACATTAGCATTAGCTAAAGAATTACTTGGTATTATTAGAAGTAAATATGCATCACTTCCATTACCAAATGGTGAAGTATCTATGGATGGTGAGGCTTTGAAATCTGAGGGTAGAGAAGAAAAAGCAAACCTTTCGGAAGAATTAAAAGAGTTCTTTGAAGCTGTTAGTAAAAAAGAACAAGCCACTACTGAACAAGAAGTTGCAAATGCTCAACAAGAAGTGTTGAATAAAGCTCCATTAAAAATATACATAGGATAATTAAATGTCACAAACAAAACCATTTTTTATACCACAAAAAGAATTTGATTTAATTAATCAAATGAATGAAGAATTGATTGACGAAATAATTGGTCAATCGGTTGATATTTATAAAGTAAATGTTGAAAGAACGGAAGACAATGTTTATGGTGAATCTACGGCTAAATACTATGATATAGGATTCAGAGTTAATTGTTTGATTAATTATAATGAACCTGAAGTAATTCAAGACGAGTTTGGTGCAGATACTAATTCATCAATAGAGATGTTTTTCCAAAGAGAAAATCTATCAAGTGGTTCATTGAATTTTTATCCTGAAACTGGTGATATTGTGGATTGGAATGATTACTATTGGGAAATCAATGGAACAACAGAACCACAATTATTCGGAGGACATCCAAACTTTAAACACAACATTGTAGCTACTGCACATCGTTCAAGATTATCATCATTACAGATTGAAGAAAGACCAAGATAATGCCAAATAAAGCAGCAAAACATAGAAAACAAGAAAGACAGAAAAAGAATAAGATGTTGGAAAGAACAGGTAGAACACCTGCACAAATAAAAAGATTTAAAAAACGAGGTATAAAATAATGGGTGTTCAGAGAATAACAGGAAAAAGAATTACGAAGTATGATACTTCAAATCCTAACTTTGTAGAAAAACCTAAACCTGAAGTTAAGGTGAGTGGTAATGTTCAAGATGATGAAGATATATATGGTGAAAGAAAACATACTTATACACCTGAACCTAATGGTAATCTACAAATGGAACAGATGATGGGTAAGTTGATGAATAAATTAGATAACTTTGATTCACCAAGTCAAACTGGTATAAAGGCTGTTGAAGTGGATATTAAAAAAGAAATTGCAATTGGTAAAGCTGATATGAGTAGTATTAAATCAGAAGAGGTTAAGGGTAAGGTAAACAATAAACTTGATAAACTTAAAAAACTGAGAAGACGAAATGGCAGTAAATAAGATAACAAACAAAGGTGTGGTGAATAAAGAGTTAGTGAATAGAGCTAATGAAGTATCCACTAAAGGGACAACTATTCGTGGTAATAGAGAAACTACTATTGTACCAGGTAATAATTTATCAGATAATTATGCAATAACACTTAAAGATGTTGATACTGCAGTGTTGAATCATGTAAAAAATGTAATGAAACCAAGAGTTAAAGAAGCAAATGAAACTTTAAAAATACCTGTTTACTATGGTAATGAAGAAAGATGGAAAGCGGTTAGAAAAAGAGGAGTATTGAGAGATAAAAATAATTCATTAATACTTCCATTAATAATGTTAAGAAGAACAGAAATTTCAAGAAATAATTTATCAGGACAATCTTTTCCACACGATGTTAAAGGTAATCATATAGATGTGGTTAGGGCTAATAAATGGAGTAAAGACAATCAATACGATAGATTTTCAGTCCAACAAGGAGTTCAACCTACTTATGATGTAATCACAACTGGAATGCCAAATTATACTGATGTAACATATGAATTTGTACTATGGACAAACTTTATTGAACAAATGAATCCATTGGTAGAATCTTTTGTAGACCAATCACATACATATTGGGGTGATGGAACAAATAATAAATTTTTATGTACAATCGATAGTGTGTCAGACGCTTCAGAAATGAATCAAGATGGTGAGAGATTTATAAAATCAACATTTAGTGTTACATCAAAAGCATATTTACTACCTGAATACTTAAATTCAGTAATTACAAACAAAGTATCAAATATGAAAAAATTCACAACAACATCACGAGTTAGTTTTGGTTTTGAAAGTGACGCAACAGATGAACAAATAGGAAAATAAATCACTCGTTTTCAAAATTTATATATATTTATATATAGTTATATAACAATTCACAATTGGAGGTTACAATGCCAGAAGAAGTAAAATTTACAGAAGAAGAACTTATACAAGTTCAAAAAATACAACAAAGTTATTCTAGTGTTCAAAATCAATTCGGACAATTAAAATTAACTCAAATCAGATTAGACAATGACGAAGTTAT